GGCGGCGACTGCGCTGCTCGATCGCGGCTGGGGCAAGCCGGCGCAGACCGTTGACATGACCGTCAGGCGCCAGATCGCCAGAGAGCTAAGCGACGATGAACTTGCAGATATCGCGGTCGGAAGCGGCGAAGGAGCTGCTGACCCGCAGATCGATCCGGCGCAGCTTAACTGAATACGCGAGGCTGATGGGCTTTGAGCCCGCAGCGCATCATCGGCTGATCATTCAGGGGCTCGAAGATATCGCGTCCGGTGCAATTGATAATCTTCTGATTTTCGCGCCACCGGGATCGGCAAAGAGCACTTACGTTTCGCACCTGTTTCCCGCCTGGTATATGGCGGTCCATCCCAGGCACAACGTTCTTGCCGCGACACACTCGGTAGAGTTCGCGGAGCGATGGGGGCGCAAAGTCCGCGGAGACGTGCGGGACAATGCGCTCATTCTCGGGATCGAGCCCGATCAAAGTAACCAGGCGGCAGCGCGGTGGGCGCTGACGAGCGGCGGCGAATACTACGGCGTCGGTGCTGGCGTCGGCATCAGCGGATTTCGCGCCGATCTTGGATTGATCGACGATCCGTTCGGCAGCCGCGAGGATGCATGGTCAGAAACGGTCAGAGCGAAACGTTGGGACTGGTACATCGACGACTTCTCAGCGCGTCTCAAACCCGGCGCTCGGCGCGTCATCATGCACACGCGATGGCACGAGGAGGACATCGCGGGTCGCGTCCTTGAGCAGGTGAACAAGGGAATTATCAAGGCCCGTGTGCTGTCGATACCGGCCATTGCCGGCGACAACGATCTGCTCGGACGAAAGCCGGGCGAATTGCTGTGGGACGATCCGAAGGGCTACAACTACGGTGCCTATCTGAGGCAGCGCCGAGCGGAGTCCACACCGATGATGTGGGCCGCGCTGTACCAGCAGCAGCCCGCGCCGGAAGAGGGTGATTACTTCAAGGCGGATTGGCTGCGACCTTACGAAAAGCTGCCAGCCCTTGAAACGCTGAGGGTCTACGGCGCATCCGATTACGCGGTGACGCAGTCTGGCGGTGACTACACGGTTCATGCCGTTGTTGGCATCGATCCAGAGGGCCGCATGTATTTGCTGGATCTGTGGCGCCGGCAGGCGTCGTCGGATCAGTGGGTTGAGGCATTCTGCGATCTTGTCCTGCAATGGAAGCCCATGAGCTGGGCTGAAGAGCAAGGGCAGATCAAATCTGGCGTCGGCCCGTTTCTTGAGCGTCGTCAACGAGAGCGTCAAGCGTTCGTCTATCGCCAGCCGTTTCCAACGCGCGGCGACAAGGCGGTGCGGGCGCAGTCCATGCGAGGGCGTATGGCGCTGGATGGCCTGTACGTTCCGATAAACGCGCCGTGGTACGCAAATTTCAGAAGCGAGTTGCTGAGTTTCCCGGCCGGCAAGCACGATGACCAAGTGGACGCGCTAGGGCTCGTCGGTCAGTTGCTCGACCAGATGATGGATGGCGATGCGCCGAAGCAGCCGGAGCCGAAACAGGATCATAGCGGATATTCCGCTCTTGAGGACGACGACGATGAAAATGGTTGGATGGCTGCGTGATGCCTGAATATAGGCCCGGAACGCCGAGCGGATCGATAACTTCAGCGCAGGCGACACCGGGTACAACTGACTATTGGGACATCGGCAAGCTTAAGAAGGCGTATTCGGAATATCTCAGCAACAAGCGGGACGAGATTGAGGAGCAGAAGGACGCGCGGCGCTACTATCACGGCGCGCAGTGGACCGATGCGCAGATTAAGGTCCTGAAGAAGCGCAAGCAGCCGATTTCGACGGTCAACCGCATTGGCCGCAAGATCGACGGCGTTGTTGGGCTTCTGGAACGCCTGCGGCAGGACCCAAAGGCATTCCCGCGCACGCCGGGACAGGAGCAGGGCGCAGACATTGCGACCGCTGTCATCCGTTACGCGCTGGATTCACAGGAATGGAAGCCAAAGAGTGCGGAGATCGCCCGTGACGGCGCGATTGAGGGCATCGGCGGGCTTGAGATCAATCTGACGCAGGGTGACAGCCGCGACCCGAACGACCGAGATATTGAGTTGGACATCGTAGAGCCGGAGAACTTCTTCTACGATCCTCGCAGCAAGCGCGCTGACTTCTCGGATGCCCGTTACATGGGCGTCGGCAAATGGATGGACATCGACCTCGCCAAGGAGATGTTCCCTGACCATGCCGACGCGATTGATCAGTCCATCGACAATGACACCGAACTCACCACCAACCCGGACAATGAGAACAAGTGGTTCAATTCGGACCGCAAGCACATCCGCCTGGTTGACTGCTGGTACCGTCACAAGGGCGAATGGTATTACTCGATCTTCACTGGATCTTCTGTGTTGATGGAGGGCAAGTCCTACCTCGTTGATGAAAAGGATAAGACCGAGTGTAAGTACGTAATGTACTCTGGCTCGGTCGATCACGACGGTGACCGTTACGGCTTTGTCCGTAATATGAAGTCGCAGCAGGATAGTATCAATTTCAAGGAGGCCAAACTCAATCACATCTTAGCGTCGCGCCGCCTGATTATGAGCAACGCGGCTGTTAAGGACGTTGAGACGGCTCGCAGGGAGTGGGCGCGCGCTGATGGTGTGATCATCGTAAACCCAGGCGGCGAGGTAAAGGCCGATGATCAGTCGTTTGACTTCGCGGGCTGGTTGAAGCTGCTAGTTGACTCAAAGCAGGAAATTGAGGGCTTTGGCCCAAACCCGCAATTGCTTGGGAAGGGTGGCGAGCAGCAGTCTGGCCGCGCCATCTCGCTCCTGCAACAGGCTGGCATCGCCGAGCTAGGCCCGTACATTCAGGGATTCAAGGGCTGGAAGGTCCGCGTGTATCGCGCTGTTCTGAACGCCATCCAGCGCAACTGGACAGCGGAGCGGTATATCCGCGTTACCGATGACGAAGGTTTGGCGAAGTTTATCCAGATCAACGGGCTTCAGATCGATCCGATGACAGGTCACCCGAACATCGTGAACGCGATCGGCTCTCTGGATGTAGATGTTATCATCGACGAAGGCCCGGACAGCATCAATATGATGGCCGATACCTACGACGCGCTGATCGCGATGGCGTCGAGCGGCGCACAGGTGCCGCCTCAGGTGCTTATCGAACTTTCACCAGGCATCGACGGGCGGACCAAGAAGAAACTCTTGGGATACATCGCAGACGCCCAGAAGCCGGGGCCGGCGCAGCAAATCGCACTGGCTGGCGAGCAGGCCAAGGTCGAGAAGATCAAATCGGAAACGGTTCTTAACTTCTCCAAGGCGCGGCAGGCATCGACGCCGCAGACCGGGGAGTCAGAGGCATACGAATTGCCGCCAGACCTGCAAATTGCCGAATCTATCGCGAGCACCAGAGATAAGAACGCCAGCGCGGCTGCGAAGTACGCGAAGGCGAACAAGGACACGCAGGACGCAAGCCTTGCGCCGCTGAAGATGCTGCAGGACGCGCACGACAAGGCGGAAGACAGAAATTCATTCAAGGCTGCAGTTTAAGGACTGATCATGGCATCGCTTTATATTACTGAATTTGCCTCGTTTGGCGGGTCAGACCTTGGGCATCAGCAGATTGCGGCAATGCCGCCGGTTGCGGAGCAAAAGTTGACTATCGGGTCAGAGGTCGATTCGGCAGCGCTAAATGCACAGACCAAATTTGTGCGCCTGCATTGTGACGCAATCTGCTCGATCAAGGTCGGTGCCTCGGTCAATGCTGCCGTCACCAATATGCGGCTTCCTGCTGACACAATTGAATACTTCGGTGTTCAGCCGGGGCAGTTCATTTCTGTGATTGCCAACACCTAATGGCATTCGGTCGGCTTGGCGCTTTAGGGCGCGGGTTTGGAAGACTTGGTGCGCCGGGAGGCGGGGCGGCGGTGCCTGCGTTGCCAGCCGGGTCGCTTCCGCTGCCGGTCGGCGCAAAGGTGATGGTCGCCGGTCACTCTTATGCGGCAGACGCTGGGTTCACTGGTGTGTCTGGCGGCTCGACGTTGAACAACATTACCGCAACGATGACGGGCTTAAACCCATGGCTCCAATCCTTAAACTCTAGCATCAACGCCGATTTTTGGGGCGACTACAGCACCCCATATCCGAATGGCGGCGATAGCAATCGGGCTTCGGCGGCAATCAACGGGGGCAACCAAGGCGTCGGCGGTGATCAATTCGTGCCGGGCGATCTTGGTCTCGGGCAAGTCGGCTTCTATGACCGCATTCCTTTCTTCATCGCAAGGGGCATACAGATCGCGGTTGTCGAAATGGCGATCAACGATTTCGTCCCGGCGCGTGGTAATCAACCCGCCAGTGTGGTGATCTCACGGGCGATGGCGTCGTATGACCGGCTTAGAAACGCCGGTATTTACGTTATCGCGCCCGGCATTATTCCTGTCTCGTCCGCATGGATACCTGACGGCGATCCGAAGCTGGCCGACCTCGACACCTACAACGCTTTCCTCGCCGCGCGCGCGGCCTCCGATCTTGGCTTCCGCTACGTTGATATGACCTCTGTGTTCGGCGCAGCGTCGGGTCGCCCGGTTGCTGGCTTGATGCGTGACGGCCTG